CAAATGCTTCACCGTCTACTGACGCTTCGAACATTTCTTGCATTACTTTAAGTTCAATCTCTCCTGGCTTTTTAGGCAGGAAGTCTGACAAATTAAACAGACCGTTCGTATTAACTGCATTCATTTCTTCATCACCTAGTGGTCGATCTCTACGTGCCCAATTACTTGTGCTGTAGTCTGCGTATCCACCTTTGGATGTTTTGTTTAGACGAAAGTCTACGCCTGCAGTGTAGTCTGTTGGCAATTCTTCCATGTCTGGATCCATAAGCGCCTGCTTAATGATCTGGAAGATTTGTGGACCAATAATAAACCTACGAATTGGATTCTCAGGTGTTTTATCGTCCGTTAGTGGGTTATCCGTTACAAAGCCTTGGAAAATGTACGAACGCTTTTTCCAATACTTACGACCCATGTCTTCTAAACTTGGATCTTTAAACCAGCCACGTACTTCGTTAAGAATGTTACATGTCTCGCCATACATTTCCATACATGGAATTTGTACTTGTGTAGGGCGTGAATCTGTTTCACCTTTAATGCCTGCAAATGGAAGTTTAATAACGAGTCTTTCTTTCCAAAAGAAAGTGTTATCTGCATCGCCATCTGGCAAGAATCTCATCGTTGCCGACTCGCCTTCTTTAATATTCCAAAATGGGTAAATGCTGTTGTCACCGCCGCCTGCGCTACGGTTACCTGAAGCGTTTGCTTCTTGCTCTTTGAGCTTTGCTCGGATTTCTGCTAATGATGCCATAGTTGTGCCTCCTATATGATTGTTATGCCTATGTGCTTTTGTGCCTATTTGTTTGTAGCACAGTATATATAATACACTCTACTACTTACCTTGTCAAGTCTTTTTTAAAGAAAAACCTGAAAAACTTATAACCAATCTATCTTAGACCGGCTAATTCTTTCATTCTATCCATTTCTGGATTCGTATCTTCTGCCTGTTTGTATCTTTCCGTCATTTCATATACACTTTCAATAAATGCTTTTGCTGGATTGATAAACTGTTCACCGTAATCTTTTTCTACCATTGTTAGTACTGCTGTTTCGCCTTTTGGAAATGCACCTGCTTCTTTATCGTAGTAAGAAAGTATAAACTCGCCTAATGGTGTCTTTTCGTCCTTTTCAAGTGTTATTTCGTCGCCGTCTGGACCGTCTATCTTATCGCCTTTTTTCTTGCCATTCATTTTGGCTTTCTTTACAGCGTGTGCGTATGCATTGCCTTCGTCAAACTCAATATCGCCATCGCGCATTGCATCCATTGCTTGTTGCTCAATATCAGCATCATCCCAATAAAGCATATCTTCTGGTCCAGGTAATGTATTAGGATCAATCTCTGGCTTACCATTTACAATTTTAACTTGAACTTCTACTTCGTGTTCGCCGCCATCTTGATCAGTAACAAATAACGCCATAGTTCCTACTTTGCCTTCATCTGCTTCGTTAGTAGGTGTTTCAGCAAACTGTCCCATCATTGCTTCAAACGCTGATTCAATTTCCATTTCTTCTTTACTTAGATACTTGTCTTTGATTGCGCCTTTTTCTTCTTCGCTTGCACCTTCACGTCCAGCTTTTTGTAATGCTTCAAAACCTTTTTTGCCGTACTTCTTAATACCTGTGTAACGTTGTAAGCCTGACTCTTCTACTTCTTCGTCATCTTTTTCCCACGGTGCTTTTTTAAGACTAACTTTTTTCTTCTTCTCACCACGTGGAGTTTCATCTGCATTATAACGGGCGCGATCTTCTGCACCTTCAATTTTTTTACATTTGTTTACACGTTTGCCTTTGTTCTTGCCAGTACCTGCTTGTGTACCAACTTTTCTGTGTCCAGGCCAGCACTTGTCTGGTCCTGCTACTTCTGCCATTAAATCTTCAGCAGTTAATTCTTCAGCTTTGTTTGCTTCACTTACTAATTTATAAATGTAGGGGAATACATCTGATAGTTCTTCATTGAACTGTTTAATAGTAAGTTGATCAATCCAATTTTCAGCAACATCAGTAGGAACATCTTCAAGTACGGGGGTTTCAAATGCTTCAAATGTTTCTTTATAATATGCTGGCTTCTGTAATGATTCTAGTGTTTTCTTAATTGTACCTACACGTTGCTTAACAACATCTACATACTCTGCAAGGCTTTCTGCCATTACTGCTGAACGACCCATGTAAGATTTAAACTTACGTAGTTTATTCATTTCTTCTGACATACTTACAATATGCTTACCAAACTCATCATGCGGTACTCCGCCTTCTGATACATGTCTTGCCATTGCTCTTGCACCAGTAAGATGTTTGAAAGGATATTTAAATCTTTCACCTTCTGAGCTTTCAACATATATTGCGCCAATTTTTCTAGTGCGTCCTGCACTGGCTTCTTGATCAACACCTTCTGTATGTTTGATCATTAAACGTGCTCCATCAAAGTCTTGATAAGACTGTCTTGATGTGCCATATAATTTTGATTCGTTCATTCCGTTATCCCCGTCACGATTCTTTGCCAAAAATTTGTAATCTCTTTGATCTAAATTAGATTTTGTTATGTCTCTTGTGTCAAATTCTAGTGTTCGTTTTCTTGCAAACATGCGTAGTTCTTTTAAGAAATCGTACCAGCCTTTTTTTGCTATATCAGACTCAGTAGCAACTAAGTCGCCACCGTATACTACTGCCACACTTTTTTCATCTAGACTTACACTAACTTTACCAATTGGACGACCTTCATTTACAAAGTCAAAATCAAAGTATCTACCTAGTTTAGGTTCGTTAGTTACATTGCCTTCAGCATCACCAATTGTAATACTTGGAAAGCGTCCACGTATCTTATTAAATAGTTCTTCTGCTGTTACGTCTAAATTCTGCATAAATGTATTTATCAATAGTTACTACTAATGAAGATCGGCATTGGTGCTTCATAATCTTCATCTTGTTCGGCTTGATTGAATGTATTATACACTCTTGGATCCCAGTCTTTGAGAACAGCCATCATTCTTATAGCAAGTAATGTAGCACTTACTAGATCATCTGTCATTCCTGATTTTGCTTGGAAACTTGATCCTGTTGCAACAAATCCTTTTAGTTCTGATAATAAAGGTTTACTTGTTATAGACATTTTATCGTTTTCTATCATAGTTTTAAGTCTACTACATGCAGTAATTTTTGTACCGTGTGTAGTATTAAAGCCTTTGCGGAACTTACGTACATGTCCTTTACGTATAGGTTCACTTACAAATAGTCCTGGTATGTTTTCTTCACCAAAGTCATTGATAACAATAAGTGCGGCTTCACCTATACCATTGTTTTCTACACTCCAATATACATTAGTATCAGACTTAGTTTCAGTAGCAATGTAATTACATATATCACTTAATACTCTAACTTGTCCTGGAATGCCTGTTTGGTTATGTTGCCACTCTGCTACTTGTTCATAACTAGGTAATTCAAATACTTCGATTGCGGCATTATCTCCGCCTGTACCCATACTTGGATCTAGTGCAACTGCATATGTAAACTCTGAGCTTGGCTTTTTATACCAGCGAGTCTGACCCATATTTAATATAGGATTTTTACCATCCATTGCGGCCAACTTAATACTGTTAATAAGTGTTTCGTCAAATACTAGGAATTCACAACCATACTCACGTCTAAACTTTTCTTCGCCTATACGTCCAATTTCTGCTTCTTTCCACTCTTCGTCTCTGTCTGGATGTTCTTGCCATTCTGCAACAAAACTATGAAAGCCATTTGATCCTAGTTCTTGCTCATTGCCATGTGCATCAAACTTTTCTTCTGCTTGTTTCCAAATAGTAGCAAATGTATCTTCATCACTGTTAGGTGTGCTAGTAATAATAGCACGACCACCTGTTGCTAGTGTAGGTGATATTGATGTCCAAAACTCTTCTGCGATGTTAGGTTGCACAAATGCAAACTCGTCACAGTATAGTAATGATATGGACATACCACGTCCAGTATTTCCAGTAGTTGTTTGTGATACAATTCTACTACCATTTTCAAATTCAATTGAGCCTTTATTATAACTTGTAACACCTGCTCTAATATGATCTTCACACGTTTCATATATGTAACGTATACGTGCCATAATCTCTTGAGCACCTGTGTACTTGTGTGCCGCAATTAGTATAGTTTGATCAGGTACAAACATTGCATACCATGCTAGGTATATTGCCGCACATGTAGTTTTACCTGTTTGTCTAGGCATCATGTTTATATTAAAGCGATAGTTGTGATAACTGTGCATCAAACGCAACTGATACTCATAAGGATCAAACAACAACTTACCTTGTACAGGGTGTTGTATGTAAGCAAACTTCTTAGCAAAGTACAAGTAACCTTCGTTAGGATCTGTACATGCTAGTAAGTCAGCAATTTGTGCTTCGCTAAATGTTTCTGTTTGATTGGCCTTTTTGGTAAGGACACCGTCTAAACTCTTGCTCATACTGTATTTACTCAAAAAAATAGGGCCCGGAAGCCCTATTGAATTTGTGTATTTTAGCTACAGCCGCAAGAGCCGCAAGCCATTAATTTCTTTTTGCCTGGAGCACCGCATTCTGGACAATCATGTTCTTCGTCATCATCATGATCGTGGTCGCCTGCTTCTTCTACATCGCCAGCCATTAACTCTTTGAGTCTAGCCGCTAATTTTTCTTTAATTTCGTCTTGTAACGCCATTGGATTGTCGCCACCCTGTGTTGCAGGATATGCCGCTTTAGACTTATGTAAATCATCACCTGAATTAATTACATCGTCAATCGCACCGTATTTTTCATCTGGTTCGTTAGCATATGCTTCATCAGCTTCAATATCGTCCATACAACTACTTGCACCAACATGTTGCTTACCGCAATTATCACATGGTTCGTCTTGTACGCCTGGTTTAAGATCGTCCATATCTTTATCCATATCTGGACCTTTAACTATGTCACGTAATCTTTCCATGTCTCTACGCATTGGCATAATATCAGCGTCAACTTCTTTAGCGCCTTCCATGCCTGCGTTTTTCATCATATCAATTAAATCTGCAACATGTTCTTTGCCGCTTGCATTCATTGATACATTCATTGTTACTGGGTTACCTTTGTCCATCTCTGGTGCTGGACTAGGCATAGGCATTGGTAAGCCTTCCTGTGCAACATCAATCGACTCTATTAACTTTTTCATATTCATTATTTTGTCTCCGATACCGCCGCACTTGGATCGTGCTCACGTTCTGTTTTTACTTTTTCAAGTTCTTTTAACAATTCCATTACTCTGTTTTCACCAACTGAATCTTGTGCGCTTTCGCCACCCATGTCTTCTGTTGTTAACTTTGCTTGATACACAGTGTCTTCAGGCATTTCCTGATACTTCTCTTGCATCTCTAATGGATTTCTTACAATGATATGTGCTTGATCTATGTTACAGCACTGTCCAATATACTCTTGTAATACTTGTTGTGTGGAAGGATAGTTAAGTTCAACTTCGAAGTATGTAACTTCCATGTTTTCTAATTGTGGAAAATCTAACGGACGTTCTGTAATAGGGGTCTTTTTACCTTTGCTCATACTAGCAACATCATACTTTTGTAAGCATGTTTTGATGCTGTCTTCGCAACCTTCAGGTAAATTACCTGCAATACCTATTTTAAATGCATAAGTCTTTTTAGACTCGTTTAGCAATTCTTGAAATCGTGTTTCCATATTATCCATCCTATATAAGTTATTTATCCTTATCGAGTCCTTTGAGCTTTTCTAAGAGGCTGTTGCGATCTGTTACAACATAGCCTTCTCCAGCAATCATACCGTCTTCTGTAACACCGCTGTCTTTATCTTGCTTTTCTTTTCTAAGTTGTAGTTCAACCATTTTTAACTTATTATTAAGTTTTGCTACCTTTGCATCTAGTCCTGTTTTAAGTAGTCCTCCAGCAACTTCAAATACTCTGCCGCTATAACGACTTTCTACATTCATACCAAGATTCATTAAATCATCATATGCTTCAAGTGCTTTATCTGCTATTTCATTTAGCTCACTATCTGCTTTATCACCTAAGCCTTTAACGGCTGGTAATGCACTAGTAATTTTATCAAACTCTGCTATATCACGAAAACTATCTTCATGAGCTACTTCGTGTTTAGCTTGCGCTTTTTCTTGTTTTTCTGCCTGTTGTATAATTTCTTTCGAATCAGGCATGTTGAGTAAATCTTCTAGTTTTTTGGTCATGTGTCCTATACCATTATATGCTACTATTATTTATCGTCTTTTGCCGTTATGGAATATATCTTGTTCTGTTATAACTCTAAAAAATATACCTTTTTGTTTACAATATGCCCTTGCGGCTTCCCATTTTGCTTGGTTAACGACCCAAGATGCTTGGTTATGCTTACTTCGACCTAGTTTTTCTTTTACTGCTTGATTCTCTGGTTTTACTTCTATTAGTTCTACACGTTGCTTGCCTTTACGGTCTGCATATGCAATAAAGAAGTCCGGAACATATATTGTATGCTTTCCGGTTAATGGATTTTTGTATGGTATTTTAATTGCTTCACTAGCCCACTTAGCAACACTTGGGTGTTCGTCGCAAAAACGCATAAACGTAAACTCCCAACTACTTCTATAAGTTGGTGTTTTTGTACCTATATACTTCTCAGGATTTTTGAGACTATATTTTCCCTGTGCAAATCTTCCCATGGCATTTTAGTATATGATGTTTCGCTTTTCAATTTTTTCGTAATTTGAAGTTACTTTAAAACCAAGTGTGCTTGTTTTTTCTCTACTGTAGTTTAGTATGTTAGCAATGATA